ATGTATGAGCTTGTCACAGAGAGTGTGACACTTCAGGGGCAAAGGTATCAAGCCCCTCGCTCAATTCAGGCAAATATTATCACAAAGCAAGGCAGTCAAACATATTACCGTGTCTCGGAAGGGGACACGGTTCTTTTTAAATGGAAAGGAAAAGAGCTGTTTAGAGGCATTGTTTTTTCGCGGACGCCGGTTGAAGGAAAGCTGACGTTTACTGCATACGATATGCTCCAATATTTGGTGAAGAACCAAGATGTCTATGTTTTTTCAAATCAAAGAGCAGATCAAATCTTAAGGCGGATTGGAGCTGACTTTCAAATTCCAATGACCTCCATCGCCAATACAGGACATGTCATAAAATCACTAGTGTTTAAAAGTGATACGAGCTTGTATGACATGATATTGAAAGCATTGAAAGAAACGAAGCGGCAAACGGGAAGAAACTATCAAATCTATTCTGCTAAAGGCAAGATGGGGCTGAGATCCTGGCCTGATCCAGAGGACGTATGGGTCATTGAATCAGGCGTCAATCTCATCAGCTATCAATACAGCACCTCGATTGAAGAGACAGCCACTCGCGTCAAAATGCGTACGTCTGCTGATGAACAGGGGAAGAATAAGAAAAAGGGCAGTAAATCCGAGATTGTGGTGATCGAACAGGATAAAGCCGGTCAGAATAAATACGGTATTTTACAGCATGTTGAGACAGTCACGGGGCAAATCAACCAGCCGCAGCTGCAAAAAAGAGCCAAAGTACGGCTGGCAGAGAAAAAAGGCGTCAAACAAGAAGTCAAAAGCATCCAAGCGCTAGGAATTCCAGAGCTGCAAAGCGGTCTCCCAATTTATTTGAAAATCCCTGAAATCAACGTAAAAAAAACTTACTGGATCGATCAAGACAAACATGAATTCAGTGGGGTGAAACACACCATGACCATTGATGTTGTTGAGAAAAATTCTATGCCAAAGGGTGATCAAGCGTGAGATTAAGTGAAGCGATTAAACGATTGGCAGTGAATGCAGTAGACGCAGCATCTCCAATTGATCTTGTCATTGGAGAAGTCACGGCGGTTTCCCCTCTGAGTATCCGATTAAAGGAAAATCATAAGCTGATCATTCCAGAAGAATTACTGATTTGGCCGAAGCGCTTAAATAAGGGTGAGGATGATGAGCTGAAAAGGGGAGACAGTATTATGGTGCTTGCAATGGCAGGAGGCCAGTCCTTTTACATCATCGACAAATTGTAAGGGAGGTGATGAACGTGGCACTTTCACCAGAGGAAGAAATTGAGGAAATAGAAGAAGATGAAGAGGTCGAAACCTCGACGACGTATCGAATAGATTTTGAAACTGGCAGACTGACAGGCGAAACCATTTCAGGTATTGAGGCAATCCGGCAATTTATTTATATGACACTTAGGACAGAGCGGTATGCACATCCTATCTACAGCCACGACATTGGCACTGAAATTCAGGAGCTGTTGACGGATACAGAAGCTACGGATGAATACAAAGAAATGGAGATTCCAAGGCTGCTAGAGGAAGCGCTGCTTGTTGACGAACGGATTGATCATATTGAAGAGTTAGAGGTCACAAAGCAAAATGACTCATTTCATGTCAAACTAGCGATTGTCACAGATGAGGGCACATTAGAAATAGAGGAGGTGATGGAGGGCGATGTTTGAGGAACAGACGTACGAAGCATTAATGGAAAGAATGACGGACAGACTGCCAGATGACATAGATAAAAGAGAAAACAGCGTGATTTGGAATGCCTTGGCACCTGCGGCAGCTGAACTGGCCCAGTCCTATATTTGGCTTGACCAAGTGTTTGAGCTGGTCTTTGCAGACACAGCACAAGGAGAGTTTCTAGATCGGCGGGCTGCTGAAGTAGGAATTGAAAGAAAACCAGCCACTAAAGCGGTTTGGTCAGCGGTCATTCAGCCAGATAATATCAACATTCCAACTGGCTCACGTTTTTTTATTGAAGACGTTTATTTCCAGTATTCGAAGGATGGTACGCTAGAATGCGAGACACCTGGTAAAGTCGGCAATGTTCAATTAACAGATCAGCCGCTGCTGTCACTTGATACAATTCCAGGACTTGAATCGATTAAGATGAAAGAACTGGTAATACCAGGTCAAGAGGAGGAAGATGACGCTTCTTTATATGATCGATATTTAATACGTGCGAGGCGGGAGGCTGTCAGTGCCAACAGGGCGCATTATAAAAAATGGGCTGAGGAAGTGCCCGGTGTTGGCAGAGCGAAAGTGTTCCCGCTTTGGAACGGAGAAGGGACAGTCAAAATTGTTATCACAGATGGCAATCTAGATGTTGCATCAGACCTTCTTGTCAAAAGGGTACAGGAATATATCGACCCAGTGCCAGGTGAAGGAGAAGGACAAGCGCCTATAGGCTCGAAAGCAACCGTTGAAAGTGCCAAATGGCTGGATATCGATATAGAAGTGGCTGTCGAACTTCAAATGGACTGGACCCTTGAAGGAGCTCAGAAAGAAATAGAAGAAAAGGTCAAGACGCTGTTGAAATCAATCGCATTCGAAAAGAGTACCATTCGAATGTCCGCCTTAAATGATATTCTGTACCATTCAGAAAGTGTGTCAGATTATGCAGATGTGTTATTGAATGGAGAGTCGAAAAACTTAGTATTACAGGACATTGAGATTCCGCGTCTTAGGCAGGTGAAGGTTATTGAGCAAACAGGATGAAATGAAAACCTACTTGCCGCCATATTTTACAGAGATTTATGAAGTTGAGCACCTGCTCAAGACAGAGGCACCGGAATTTGAGGGATTGGACGAATCCATTTTCGACTTAACGGATCAGTTCTTTCCTTTAACAGCGACATGGGGATTGAATAGATGGGAAAGAATGCTGAAGGTGCAGCGGGAATCAGATGATTCAATTGAACTGCGCAGGGCACGCTTACTCAATATGATGTCAAATATTCCCCCAATCACGTATCTTTCATTAGAGAAATCAGTCAATCGCTTTCTCAAGAATCCAAGTGCTGTCATCCGTCTCACAACCAATCGCTATCACTTCGCTTTACGTGTGAACCTAGATGATCTGCAAAATACGAGATATATTGTAGAAATACTTGAAACGTTAAAGCCCGCACACTTGGCTTATACGTTCACGGCTTTTCATCATACTGATGTACATGAAAAAAATGATCATCACGGGAGGCTCACACTGCGAGGCAGAGTGGGTTTTTTCGATCATATCCCAATTTTACTCAATGGTGAATTTGTCTTAAATGGTACGTTTTATCTCAGCGGAACGCGAGGTACAGCGGATGTGCCTGTTCGTTTTCGGCATTCATTAAACATGAGAATGCGGCATCAACATCAGTCAGACACAGCATATCGTATGAACTATGTCATGGCTGGAGCGGTACATGAAACGAAGCGAAAAGAGGCACTGACTTTACGCGCAAAAAATCTGCTCCAGCATCAAACAAAGAAGAAGATGACGTTCCGTCTGCCAGTACATGTCCAAACTGAGCAGGATGGAAGCTTACTGATCAAGGATCATTACTGGATTCTCGATGGATCTGTTCCGCTGGACGGATCAAAAATGCTAGCAGCAACTTCTAAAAAAATAGATCTATAAGGAGGATCACAATGGCTGATCAATTAACCGTAACAACACTGTATGCACGTCAACAAATGGCAAAGGCAAGAGCCGAAGGAACAAAACTCACAAAAGTCGTCAAAATGGCATTTGGAAATGGGGGAACGAAGGATGGAAAACCGATCTCACTAGACGGCACTGAGCAAAAACTCAAAAAAGAACTAGTTCAAAAAAATATTGATTCGTTTACCTTCATGGAACCAGCAAAAATCCGCTACACCTGCACGATCGCCGAAGGAGAACTGGCAGGAGAAGTGATCAACGAACTAGCACTTGTCGACGAAGACGGCAAATTCACCGCCATTCGCACCATGACAGACAAACAAAAAGACGGCGATATCGAATTTGTTTTTGAGATTGATGATATTTATTAATGGAGGGAAATGAAGTGGAGATAAAATCACCTTTACCGTTTGAAACCACTGACAAAGCCCATGCCAACTTGTTTAATCGGATGGTCGACACACTTGTAGATAATGATAATGCGCTGAGCAAACAAATTGCAGGGATAACAAATGAAAGCTTCTTCAAACTAACAGGGGATCAAGCCATTCAAGATGCAACAGTCAGCGGCGAGGAATATCCAATAGGTATTACATTCATGGATATTGGTCAAGGCAATGATACGGGATACCCTACAAGATTCGGCTTTGTGAAAAATGAAAAATATAGTAACTTTCGATTTGTACAATATTACTATGGGACTGGAAACGAAGCAGGCAGCTATTTTGATAGCACAGGTACGTGGTGCCGTCATTGGTGGACGGGGTCTGGCTGGACCGAATGGCACAAAATATCTGGATTCCTTCATACCAATATTGGTACAACTGGGAAGCAGCTATTAACTAAGGGAGAGTACCAAAAAGTCCTTTTTAATCGAAAGATAAAAGACAGTCATAACAATTTTGATATTAAAAATAATCGCTTCATCTGTCCCGAAAATGGGATGTATTTAGTAAATGCAGGTGTGTATATTGATAGTTTTCAACGATATGCAAACTTTGAATTATCGATCTATTTGAATGGAAAAAGATATAAAAACATTGCACATCATAGACAAAGTCCAGGAAGCCCCTCTGATACATTGAGCTTAAGTATGGGGCTTTATGGTGCTGCCAATGTTCCGGCTAATAAAGGGGATTATTTAGAAATTTATATGTATGCAGGATATGAAGGAGACGTTAGTCGTTATATATCAGATAACTCAGGCTGGTACAACTATTTTGACATTACAGAAGTAGGCGGCCGAAATTTCCCGCGAGTATAGGAGGGTTTTAATGATTTTATATGAAGCCATTAAATATAAATATCCCGATGCGGATCCGCAAAAGGATTTTGAACTAAGAAATGACGGTGCTGGTTCGTATATAGATGAATGGTATCTTGATGTGCCCAAACCAACAGAGAAAGAGTTGAAAAAATGGTGGGAGGAATCACAAGCCAATCCAAGGTATCAACCACCGCTCCCACTAGATTATCTAGCGCAAGAAGTAGCAAAAGAAAAGCTGTTGAGAAAACAGCTTGAACATCAATGTGATCTTCTATCAAACGAACTAAAGACGCTAAAAAATGAGATCCTTTTCATTAAAGGAGAGAGTGCAACATGAATTATTGGGTAATGGCATTATATTTCCAATGGGTAACACCTGAATTGGTCAAACAAGCAGTTGAACTAGGTGATTGTTCGATGGAAGATCTAAAGACAGGATACGAGCAAAGGATGCTCACTTTAGAGCAGCTGCAAGATTTTGAACCAAATTTCAAGGCAAGGGAGTGAAAACCGAATGGAAATAAAAGAACCAAAACCATTTAATGAGAATGATAAAGCGCATGCAGATCTGTTTAATGACATGGTCAGAGTATTACTTGAAAATGATACTGGATTATTAGAGCATCTCTTAAAACATACAAATGATGGCGGAGTACACGCATCTGAAACAGAAAAGAAAAAATGGAATGAATCCCAGAGTTATAAGATCACGGCTGATAGTGGAAAACAGCTTATCAATGTGTCAGCCGGGGAAAGCATATTTGATGCGATAAAAGACAAAGGAACATGTACATTTTATGCAGCTGCTGGTGTGGAGGATTCACCTGCCTTACCGAATGTATCAATAAGAGGGCTGCAGACAGTAGGGCAAGCAAATATTGGATCTGGCTTTGCGATTGATATGTCAGGTAATGCTTATTTTTTCTATTATGATGCGGGACATACATCGATTTCATGGACAAAGCTGCCTACAGAAAGCGATATGAATAGATGGGATAACGGTCAATTAGTAAAAATCACACAAGATAATGGAAAGCCCATTTATCATGGATTTGCTAGCGAAACAGACTATAACACCCTCACTCAGACAGGAATGTACCTCATTTATAACCAAGGTATAAACGGTCCATCATCCTTTAATCGAGTGTTTTTATTGGTCATGAGTTATGGCAGTACATTAGTGCAAATAGCATACGAATCTGTTTATGGGAAGAACACATACTTTAGAGTTCTTAAACACAATGCAGAATCATGGACACCATGGGAGAAGCAAATCACGCTATCAGATTTATTAGAAGGATCTTGGGAAACACCTAAAGAGATTAAAAGCAATTGGAAGGAATATGACCCTATTAATTTGCCAGTAAAATATCGCAAGAATCTCCTAGGTGAAGTTGAGATAGTAGGAGCTGTAAAAGGTGGGACATTAGGAAATAATGCAGTGTTTAATTTGCCTGAAGAATATCGGCCAAAACAGGCAATGCATTTTGTAGGAGTCGCTTCAAGTATAGGGACTCCAGGAGTACCACAATTCCATCGAACCTTAATAGATAAAGAGGGGAATGTATGTGTACAATCATCTTCAAATAACGCCAATCCCACTGAGTTTATTACATTTGGTTTTAAGTTCAGCACAAGGTGAAACTAATAAAACCAATATTTAGAGCTGAAATATAAAAGGAGAATGTTCATGGAGATAAAGACACCTCGTTCTTTTAAAGTCAGTGACAAAGCCCATGCAGATCTGTTTAATGACATGATCAAGGTTATTCTTGAAAATGATGTTGGACTATTGGATCAAATCAATCAACACAAAAATGATGCAACATCTCATGCATCTGTAACAGAAAAGCAGAAATGGAATCAATCTCAGTTATATAAAATGACAAATGATAACGGGTCCCAGTTGGTGAATATCCCTGCTGGCGGCAGCATTTATAACGGGATTAAATCGTTAGGTGCCTGCTCGTTCTATGCCCCGGGAGGTTCTGGAGTAGTCGATTCTCCTGCTATAGGTAATGCTGCATTAAGAGGCTTTCAGCTTGTAGGTCAAAATAATATTGGCGTAGGAATCGCGATTGACACATCAGGCAGTGCATTTTGTTTTTCCTATCATGTGAATGACGTCGGAATTAACTGGCTCCAATTGCCGACACAAAATGAAAAAAAACAAATGGGACGCAGGACAACTATCTAAAATCACTGCTGACGATGGAAAGGCTTATGAAAGAATTAATGCAAACGATCCTAGTATTTTAGATAAACTCATCAAATTACCAGGCGTGCATTCTTGGTATATCCATGAAGCACACCCCGATCTGCCAACAAAAAGTTCTATGAGGACCTTATCAGTCTTTAGTGAAAATACTTATGGTTGGATCATTGGGGCGAATAATACAGGCGATGTATACATCAATCGATCGACGACAGATGTTACCGGTACTCAGCAAGAATGGAGCGGCTGGAAACAGCTAGTGACAAATGCTGAGTTTGAACATGTCACGTGGCTTAGTGTTACCTTAGACAAAAGTTCATCTATAGGGGATAGACCAGTTGAATATGTGAAATGGGGAAATTTGTTGTTGCTGAGAGGTCATCTAAAAGCAAATAGAGAAATCATCTGTGGACGAATTCCAGCCGAAGGTTTACCAGAGAAAGGTCTTGTGGTGTCAGTTCCCGTATCAGGCACAACGGGTCATAGTAAATTATATATATATCAGACAGGAGAGCTAAAACTAACTGGTTTACATGCAGTGAATAACAGTGGGGTAACTGGCTACTATTTAGACACCGTCGACTCATTAAATTAAGGAAGTGATAGTATGATACAAGTCTATGAATACAACCATCAAAATGAATTGGTCAGACAGACCTATCGAAGTGTTTGAGAGGGATGATGAAGGAAATTATATCATTCCAGATCAATGCACAACAATTGCTCCACCCAATAATCCTTCTTTTTATAAAGCAGCTTTTGATGTGGAAAAACAACAATGGTATGAATCAGCGACACAGGAGTATATAGATAGCTTAAAACCAGCCCCTCGCCCGCCAAATGATATAGAACTTTTAAAGAAACAAAATGCTTTATTATCAAAACAATTAACGCAGCTATTTGCTATCTTTAAAGGAGCTGAATCAGAATGATATTTCCAACTATAGCAGATATCAAACAATTTTGGGACTGGCAATGTTACGGCCCAGAGGACATTGCATTTTATGTAAGCATCGGCTGGATATCGACAGATGACTATCAAGACATAACAGGAGACATATACGAAGCCTAATGGCTTTATTTTTTTGCCGGAAAGAAGGTGATTCCAATGGAAGTAGATGTCGTTCAAAACTTAATGACACAAGGCCCATTTGCTGTTCTCTTTTGCTGGATTCTGTTTTATGTTCTCAACACAACAAAAGAACGAGAAAACAAACTCAATGCACAAATCGAGGCGCAAAATGATGTGTTAGCAAAGTTTAGTGAGAAGTATGATGTCGTGATCGACAAACTCGACAAAATTGAACGGAATTTAAAATAGGAGGTAAATATCATGAAAACATTCGACAAAGGCACTGTGATTCGCACAGTGCTTCTTTTTATTGCTCTGATCAATCAAACGCTTGTCATGTTTGGAAAGACGGTGCTGCCGATTAGTGAGGAGCAAGTACAAACCGCAGGTGAGGCACTATATGTGGCAGGTTCTACAATTTTCACTATGGTCACAGCGGTAATAGCTTGGTTTAAAAACAATTATGTGACCTACAAAGGCAAATTACAAAAAGATGCTCTGAAACAAAGAGGGCTAACAAAATAATACTTGAAGGAGAAACGACATGGTAAAAATCATTCAAGCATTGATTCCAAAACAACATCGCAACAGACCAGGAAACACGATGAAGCCGCTCTATATTACAGTGCATAATACGTCTAACAGTGCAAAAGGTGCTAATGCGGCCAGTCATGCAGCATTTGTTGCACGTTCAAGTACCGGGGTGAGCTGGCATTACACCGTTGATGATCAGGTGATTTATCAGCATTTACCGTTAAACGAAAACGGCTGGCACGCAGGGGATGGCAGAGGCACCGGCAATATGAAATCAATTGGTATTGAAATTTGTGAAAATGCAGACGGCAGCTTTGAACAAGCAGTCGAAAATGCTCAATGGCTCATTCGAAAGCTGATGGGAGATTTCGGAATTCGTTTATCAAATGTAGTGCCTCATAAACATTGGAGCGGGAAAGAGTGTCCAAGGAAACTTCTCGGACGATGGGATCAGTTTAAAGCTGGAATAGCCACAGCGCATACCGGCAGCAAAAGCACAAGAAAACCTGTTCAGGCAGAAAGCTTGAGCCACAAAGCACCCGTTTCCAAAAAGAAATCGTCAAATCTGCCATCTGGCATTTTAAAAGTCACCAAGCCCTTAACAAAAGGCCCTCAAGTCACAGCTGTGCAAAAAGCCTTATCTTCTCTCTATTTTTACCCATACAAAGGGGCAAAAAACAACGGGATTGACGGCTATTATGGACCGAAAACGGCGAATGCGGTCAAGCGGTTCCAGCTCATGAACGGCTTAGCTGCAGACGGAATTTACGGACCGAAGACGAAGAACAAAATCGAACAACTGCTGAAGAAGTAA